GACGGGCCGTAGGGCCCCTTCTAGAGAGTCTGAAGGAGACGTACTCACACGTGCCATCCTTCGAGAAGTTGACCGCCGCCGGACCAGTGATCTTATGTCCGACCTCAATTGGGTTCACCACGTAGAGTCTGTTCTTCGACTCTACCGTGAATTCCATGAGGCCGAGCATTTCGATCACCGTGTCACGTGCCTTCCCGAACGTGGGTTCAAACTGAGAACGGTTACTGCACCCAGTGCTTCTCTTGCTGCTGCCGGAGAGCTTGCTCGTCAAGCTCTGTTTCCTGCTGTCGCTGATGATCCAAGACTCGAAGTCCTTGTCGAAGGAAACCCCCTCGCGGGGGTGACCGGGTACAAGTGTACTCCAGGTGATAAGATCCTCAGCGCCGACTTGACCGCCGCGACCGATGGCTTCTCTCACGAAGTCATAGTGGCCGTCGGGTTGGGCATGGTCGATGCAGGTATACCAGAGCTCATGGCCCAAGTTTTTGTGGAGTCCCTGGGGGCGGGAAAGAAGACTCACTTTTTCCACTATAGAATCAGTGAACTCCTTCCCAAGACCCTCAGCCCACTCGAACTTGGTGCCTTCAAGAGCAGGCTCTTCGACCTTGGTTGGGATGGGGAGTCCAAGACTCTCCGCATTCCGGTAAAACGAGGTTCCCCGATGGGCACACCCTGTTCGTTCACTTTGCTCTGCATCGTGAACGGGTGGGCCACTAGGGACGCCAAGTTCGGCCGTATATGCGGAGATGACTTCCTTGGCATATTTGATCAGAACGACTACTCTCTGTACAAGAAGAGAGTAGATGCCATTGGAAGTAGTCTCCATCCCATCAAGTCTTTCGTGTCGAGGTTCGCTGGAACCTTTTGTGAACGTTTTGTCACAGTGGACCGCCTTGACGGTGCCCCAGGAGGAGCGCTCGGCTCCGGCCTTCGTGCCGGTGATGAGCCAAGACTCCGGGGTGCCGCCGTGGTCCCTGTGAAGTTGATCACAATTCCAGCGAGAGGTACCTATGGCGCCCTTTCGGCTCCCAGTGGGCTTCCGGTTTTTTCGTCTCTCTCCGAGTGGGGAGAGGCTCATCAACCTTATGCCCGGGAGCTGAAGTGGGCTTGGTCTAGGACCAGACGTGTCTTCCGTTGTCTCTGGAAAGACGTCCGTGCCGTCGGGGCCAAGCGGGGGAGGTTTCCCTCCTTCCCCCTTGTCCTTGGCGGTCTCGGACATCCATCCAAGGGTCTCAGGGAAGTTCCCGGTTCTCACCGGAAACTGATCTGGGACCTTGTGATGACTGAAGACATCTCCGTCTGGCGGACCTTCCTTAG